GACCCATTTGTTGTTGATATTTTACGAAAGTTGAGATTTGATGAACGCGATTCTGAGTTTTCTCCTGAAACTATTCCCAACACTCTTTCCAAAGATAGCTGAGAAGAAGGGCACCATTTTGAGTACCTTGCTTCTGTGCGCCACTCTCGCTGGTATGTATTCGGATTTGTCGTCCAGCCTCAGCACAGCCAAGGCTGCTCGTGATGAGCAGATTAAAGGATACGCCGTGCAGATTGGTGTGCTCCACTCTGAATCTGAATCTCACAAAGAGGATATTGAGAAATTGAGAGGGTGGCTTAAAAGTGTCACAGAACGTGTGAATAATCAGGAACGAGAAGCATTGGAGCGTCAATCGGCTGCATTAGAAAATCGTATCAATAGGCTGGAAGATGCGGCTATGAGAGGGAAACGTAGATAACATGCAATTTCTTATTGAATCGGAAGGTCCATTCTTAGAGGATTATATCCATGATTTCTGTGCTCACGTCTGCACGCAATTAGGTATCACGGAGCATCCTGAATTGACATTGGTGGATAAGACAGGCAGTACTTCCTTCGGTTCCTATCGCCCCGGTGATGGAAGCATTATCGTAGCGACTGAAGGACGGCATGTGGCGGACGTTCTCCGCACACTTGCCCATGAAATTGTCCACGATGCACAGCATTTGAATGGATCACCTGATATGCCGTTGGATGAGTTGGAGTATGAAGCGAATGCGATGGCGGGAATGCTCATGCGTGATTGGAATAAGTTGCACCCGGAAGTCTATGGTGCTGATGAAGGAAGCGATCACGCAAGCGAACAGGAATATGAATCACAGGGTGCTGTGGGTGCAGACACGACACGTCCAACAGGACCCATTGCGATGGCAGAAGAGGGCATCGTCAACTCCGCAGGAGCGGGGAACGTCGCAGGAATCGGTATCGGTCCACAGGGGGAGCCGGGAGTGCTTCCAAAGAAAAGGAAAGGTTCAATTATGAAGCCGATGGTACGACGCAAAACATTAAGTGGGCTCAAAGAGGAACTAATGTATTCACTCAAGTCACACATCGAAGAATCGATGAAAAATCCCGTGTTCAGGGGTGTCCATAGGGGGCATGGAATCTATCATCATGGTAAGTATGGATATGGAGATGAAACACAAACCCCGCATAATTCCATTCACAGCATCCACCAATACAAGCAGCATCTTGACGATCACATGGCAAAAGAACACGAAGCACGACCCGCTCATGAAAAATATTGGGATACGGTCCCACATAAAGACCGACAACATTGGAGAAATATGACGCAACACGTCGATGCGTCTGCATCAGAATTAGCATACGCTCATCATCAAGCAGTGAATCGTTAGGAAGGAGTTAAGCATGACAGATTATCTTAAAGCAGCAGGGGGAATTCTCGCAACAATTGCCCCAACAATCGCGTCAGCATTAGGTGGACCCCTTGCGGGGATGGCAACCACAGCCCTCATTAGTGGACTGGGATTAGCTCCTGATACAAGCCACGATCAAGTGATGCAAGCTATCGCAGGTGCGACTCCTGAACAACTCCTCAAGATCAAGGAAGTGGACGCACAGCTAGTCTTGGACCTCAAGAAACTAGAAGTTGATGTGCTCAAGATCAAAGCAGGAGATACAGCAGATGCACGAAATCGAGAGATTCAAACAAAGGACTGGACTCCTCGTATAATTGCAGGATTGATTATCGGATTGTACATTGGTGTACAAGTTGCAGTATTTCATACAGTCGTCGATCCTACGATGCGCGATTTCGTCATGCGTTCAATGGGAACACTTGACGCAGCAGTAGGATTAGTGTTATCTTATTACTTTGGCTCTTCGACGGGTTCAGCAGTTAAGACAGAACAACTCACAACAGTTATTAACGCTAGAAACGGGAAGTAATTATGCCTGGGCTATCGATTGAAGAAATGCTTTCTGCATTGAAAATAGATGTTGCCCTCGCACAAAAGGACATTTTCCTCACTGCAAAAGTGATTGATAAACTTACCGAAGCTGTGGAAAAAATTGAAGCGATGAATGCGAATCTTTGTAAGATGATTGCGCTGCATGAATTGAAGCACGATTCGTCTCAACAAATTCATGCGGAATTTGACGCCGATATGCGAGCCGTTCATGGACGTATTGATGGTATCTTCTCGGAAAAGCCATCAGTTGATTTAACACAGGAAGAGAAGGTAACCAGGACATTACATACGCTGGAGAGGTGGAAGTGGATTCTCATTGGTGCACTCATCGTGCTAGGATATATTCTTGGTCATGTGGAGTGGACAATGGTCTTCAAAGCGATTCAATTTCGTGGGCAATAGGGAGCACTATGTTAAACTTTAGAGATTTCATCACAGAAGAAGGACAACACGAACTGAAAGAAGCATTCGGACAGAAGCCAGCAGTGCGTGAATATGGAGATGAGCATTTGTCACGTTATGCAAACCATATTGTGAACGATCATGAACGAGAGTATCAGGGGAAACCTGTTCCTGAGCATAATAGAATGAGTGTGTCGTTTGAGCATGGTCCAAAATATACTCGCGTAGTTACTGCCCACGGTCCTTCACGTTCCGCTCATTCATTTATTGATCCAAAGGGAAACATCTATAAAGCGGCAAGCTGGAAAACTCCTGCAAAGAACTTTCCAAGAGGACACATTACTGACCCCGTTCATAGTCGCGTATCGTGGACTGGGGCGCAGTAAACACTTGATTTCCACTTCCAATTCGTGTATAATCCAGAGATGGCATTATACACGGATTTGAAATACACCCAACTTCTCTCCACTCACTTTGATAAATTCGTTCGCAAGAACGATTATCTCTTCAATGTGCGCTGCCCCCTCTGCGGGGATTCTGAAACTAAAAAAACCAAAATGCGGGGATACATCTACCGCGATAAGCAACGTCTTGCCTACAAATGTCACAACTGCACGCAAGCTATATGGCTTGGGGAACTCATCCTGAAGGTTGCTCCTACCCTTTATAAAGACTATCTGTTTGAAACATTTGGAGATACACCACGTCTCAAACGTCGAATAAAGGAACCCAATGTCTTTGAGGGTCCTTCCACGTCAATACGATTCGGGAAGATGGAGCAAGCAATCTTTCAGAATGCCGAGAAGTTAACCCACCTACCGGAGACTCATTATTGCATTCGTTATGTCAAGGAACGTATGATTCCGCAGGAGTTTTGGAGCAAGCTTTATTTTACGGAAAACTATGCTGAATTCCTGAAGGAAATCTACCCCGAACATGGAAAAGCCCTGTTACCTGAAGCTAGACTCGTCATTCCCTTTTATGACCCCTACAAAGCCCTCCTCGCCGTTTCTGGACGTGCTTTCGAGGACAATGCGGTGCGCTATATCACGGTGAGGACGAATCAGGACGATGATAAGCTCATTTATGGGTTGGACAGAATAGATCAGAATAAACTTGTTCAGATTGTTGAAGGACCCCTAGATAGTCTTTTTCTTGGTAATACAATTGCTTCGTGCGATTCAAACTTAATCTTAACCGCACAAAGATTGTCTGCCGCTCAGATTGTTCTAGTCTATGACAACGAAAAACGTAGCGGAGAAATATGCAGGCAAATGGAACGAGCAATAAAGTTAGGACATAAAGTGGTAGTTTGGCCTTCCTGGCTTCTTCCGAAGGACATCAATGAAATGGTCTTGGGGGGTTATTCACCCTCAGATATTCAAGACATCATATATAAGAATACATTTTCAGGATTAACAGCATTAGCACATTTGACGTATTGGAAGAAATGTATACAATCTACCAAATTAGCAACACAACGAATGGGAAGCGGTACATAGGTTTCACCCACAAGAAGCCTGAAGTACGTTTCGCAGAACATAAGAAATTGTCTATTTGTGGTTCCCCACAGTTTTATCAACAAAGGAGAACTTTAGTATGAACATTGTGAAGCCGTATGTACTGGTGGATGATTATGATTTGGGTTCTAGTGAGCAAGGAATCAGAATGCTCCGTAAGATTGAGCGTATCGCTCGTATTTCTCACCGTTCAGAAGAAGCACAGACAGAAACATCATGGGATCGTTTTCTCCGTGCGGTGGTTTTGAGCCATGGAGATTGGAGTGTCACAGAACATGCCAGCATTTCTGTGGAATTCTATGTGGACCGTGGCATTACTCATGAGATTGTACGGCACCGTCTTGCCTCCTACACTCAGGAGTCCACCCGCTTTGTGAACTATGAAAAGAAAATGCCACCGAGTTTCTTGTATCCTAAGACGTGGAATGCAGAGGGATGGGATGAGAAGTCCGTCATTGATTTGGATAATTGGTCTGTAGACTCTATCAGTCATATTGCCACAGATGTAAAAGCCGTAAATGAAGAATCGAGAAATATGTTTGTCGAACAGTTCGATCAGGATTGGTTACATTGTATTGCTGTGGTGGAAGATACATATAAAAAGTTGATTGGGAAGGGGTGGAAGCCACAAGAAGCACGATCCATTCTTCCTAATGCCCTTGGCTCCAAGATCGTCATGACCTGTAACCTCCGCAATTGGAGACATTTTTTATTGATGAGAACGACCCGCGAAACACACCCACAATGCCGTGAAGTTACTATTCCTCTTCTCAAGATTTTCCAAGAACGAATCCCCATATTCTATGAGGATATTGAGCCGATGGGTTCACAGGTAGACGCAATTGCAAAAGGACGATAACAATGAACGTAATACAAGAGTATTCACCCACAGGGTTCTCATTAAAGATTTTCAAAGATCGTTATGCGTTTACTCCCGAAGAGACGTGGCGAGAAGCATGTAGTCGCGTGGCTCATCAGATGGCGATAGCAGAAGCACCTGAGAAACAAAAGTGCTATGTAGATCGATTCTATGAAGTCCTCGTTCGCAATCTGTTTGTTCCGGGTGGACGTATATGGTATAACTCAGGGCGCACGAATCCACAATTACTCAATTGCTTTGTGTTGGACCCCAACAAAGATAGTAAAGAAGGATGGGGCAAGTCGGCATATGATATGATTGTCACTAGCATGACAGGAGGTGGGTGTGGAGATGATTTCTCAGATGTACGTCCAAGAGGTGCATCCATCGCAGGGCAACGAGGAGTCGCACCTGGTGCAGTTGAACTTATGCGTCTCATCGATGGTTGTGCACAGCCCATCCGTAACGGCGGACAACGGCGTGTTGCGCTTATGTTCAGCCTCGACCTTACTCACCCCGACATTGAAGAATTTCTCAGTGCGAAATTAGTGAAGGGTGAACTCACCCATGCGAATGTCTCTGTAAAATGCAAGCACACTAAAGCGTTCATCAAATCAGTAAAAGAGGATACAGAAATTGAGTTGCATTGGAAGGGGAAATACAAAAGACAGATCAAGGCGCGTCTCTTGTGGGATACAATTGTCAAGAATGCGTACAATTCAGCGGAACCCGGGTTTCTTAATTGGGAGCTTGTTGAGCATGAAAGCAACATTTACTACATCGAAAACCTCGTTACCACAAACCCATGTGGTGAGCTTGCCCTTGCAGCGATGGAACCGTGTTGTCTCGGACATCTTGTGCTGTCTCGTTTTGTTGTGGGAGATGAGATTGACTATCCTGCATTGGGAGATACGATTCGTCTTGCTGTACGATTCCTTGACGATGCACTCAGCGTGAATCATTTCCCACTGAATGAAATGAAGATCAAGTCTGCCAGTCTCCGTCGCATTGGATTAGGAACCACTGCACTTGCTGATACGCTTGCGATGCTTGGATATAGTTATGGATCAGAAGAAGGAAATAAGTTTGTTGATAAGCTCTATCGTTTCATTTCCAAAGCTGCCTATGAAGCGAGTGTCCTACTCGCAATTGAGAAGGGTTCGTTCCCTCTGTGCGATCCGTTAAAGCATGTTGAATCGGGATTCATGAAGCGTATGCCAGCGAAAACAAAATCGTTGATTCTTGAACATGGGATTCGCAATTGTGCAATCCTCACTCAAGCTCCAACGGGAACAGTTAGTATTCTCTCGAACAATTGTAGTTCAGGTATTGAGCCGATGTTCGCTCCTGCATATGAACGTCGCTATTGGGAGAAGGATGAGCGGAAAGTGGAACTCGTCTTTCATCCATTATTTGAACAGTTCATGCTTGAGGGAAAAGACGTGAAGCATTTTGTGGGTTCCCATGATTTGACTGTGCGCGATCACTTAGAAGTCCAGAGGATCATACAGAAGCATGTGGACAATGCTGTGTCAAAGACAATCAATATGCCACATGATTATTCCATTGAGGATATGGAGAAACTGTGGCTTGAATATCTCCCTCATCTCAAGGGCACGACATTCTATCGGGAGAAAACAAGGGGATATGTCAATGCAGCAGGGGAAGTTGCGGAACCACCGTTGTGCGCGATTCCTCTCAAAGAAGCTAAGAAGCGTTTCAAAGAATCTCACACAACAGGGACAGAAGCCGTGATGGAGTGTCCTTCGGGAGTCTGTCAATTATGAAAACTGGTCTTTTAGTGCCGGAAGAGTTGTCAATCCTTAACTTGCGACATCCGATAATTGGTGTTCCCTATATACGTGTGGATCGGGGTACGGATTGGGGCAATCCATTCGTCATTATATCACAAATGACAGAACAAGAGCGGGCCCGCGTGTGTGATCTATTTGAAGCCTATGCGATATGGAGATTGACAGTGGACCCGAAGTGGTTGGTCCCTCTACATGGTCAGAACCTCGCGTGTTGGTGTTTTCCAAAACGCTGTCATGCAGAAACTTTACGGAGGTTAGCTAACAAATTATGATAAGTACAGAAGTCACCGCAATTATTGAACGCAACACTCAGCAAATGAATGAATTGAAACTGATGATTGATAACCCCGCGAATTCATCAGAAGAAGTGAGGGCATACCTACGAAAATCCGTGCAGAAATTGATTGAAGAATTTGAGTCGAAGTTGATGGAATTAGAACAGGGGGAGATAGTATGAGCACAATGAAAGCAATTTGGTCATTCATATGGGTGGTGATATCGCTAGAATTTGTGTTTGCCCTTATCATATCGGGGTGCTCAATCATTACCCCACCAACATATCATGAGACTGAGTATTCACAGTTCATTGATATTGCAGATTTAGCTAGTCACGGTTCTTGCGACCATGCAACGACTCGAACACTTCGAGATTTATCTAACAGGGCCGTATTATATTCCACGTTTCTACCTCATAATGAGTTAATGGCGGAAGCGGCATCTTTAATGAACAAAACCATCAACTCACTAAATCAGCGTGCTAACTCACCTAACTCTGAACAATCTTTGGATGACGCCTATTGTAGGTTAAAATTGAGCATAATTACTACGATGTCGTTGTCGTTAGCGGAAGCCGCGGGAGGGAAAACGAAATGATTCCTTTTTTTGATTTGTCTTTATATAATACAGACCCGCATGTAGTTTCTATAAGTCTATTGATTGAGGGAGTTGCAAAAGGACTCAAGGATAAGACGATTTCTGAGTCTGAATATGCGGATTTGATGGCCGATGTTGAAGTACTCAAGAAGATCATCGCTCTCAAGAATAACCTCGAATTAAACAAGGCAATCCATGATGCGGTGGTGGGACTCATTGAACTTGCTAAACTGGTTAAATGAAAGGTATTTAATATGAAATTTTCACAACAATGTCAGTCGTGTAATCGAAAGATTACACTCATTTACGATGAACTGGATTCGACTCCTACGTTTTGCCCCTTTTGTGGAGAAGAATTGGATGATTCCTTGTCAGAGTATGATGATGCAACTGGGATCAAGGGAGCAGATCGGGATGATAATTGGGATACTGATGAGAGGTGAGCAAGAGTAGACTTATGACATTTCAAAGAAACCCATTTATTGTAATACTTTTCGGATAATAATGCTCCTGATGTCAGAATTTCCAGTGTTTCCAAATAGTTGGTCTCTCCTCGTTTCGTAGTGAGATGCAGGATTTCACGATGGAATTCATCTTCTCCGAATGTCTTGACATCGAACAGCAATTCTTCACTGGACCCAAAGTAGGATTGCCAATCATTCGCAACACGGAGTTTCTTCTTACGCTTTGTTTTTGTTTTCTGTTGGATTTTCGCTTTAGTGAAGAGTTTTTTCCCTATATACATGCGTCCAGTGAGGCTGCATGTTATTCGGTAGACGAAACCGAAGTATCCAGTGGAATCGAGGAAGTCTGTTCCTTTGTATTGCCAGTTCATAATTCTACTCCTTTCTAAGTATATAGTTGACATCTTTCCCTCAATGTGCTAGAATCTCAGGGAATGGGGAATCTATGGAATTGTGGATGATACCTGCGTTTATTCTAGCGATTATCGCATTTGAGTTGTCTGTGCCTATTATTCTGACGCTCGCCATTACCCTTTCGTGCATCGTCTTTTCGGTTTTCGTTCTCGCAGTAGTCACTGTGACCTTCTTGATTGGTGAGTGGGTTCTGTCACCTATTAAGACACTAATAGGAAGAATAAGACGATGACATTCATGAGTGGGAAGTCTATAATTCCGAATATCTGGGACGGGTTTGGGTTTTATAGAGACATTGAAGGACTGTGCAAGTATTTCTTTTTTGATGAAATGGCTCAGGAATATGGAGATTTGCCTACTAACCCAGATATTCCAGCAGATCGAAAAGCATTCCATGTTATCTTGTGCTCAATCCGAAAGAATCGCACACATATTGAACTTCCCTTTACATCCAATTTCACAGACGCATTCGCATATGCTGAGAATCTTTGCAAATCGGGATTCACAGGATTGATGTTCAGGGAGACAACACATTCCCTCCATCTGGTTGAGCGAGCTTTGTTAGAGATTATGCAATATCACGCAAAACGAACAGGATTCATGTTTAGGGATGCTGAAGGAGTGGAACAATGGCATAAGGGCTTAATAAAGGAGAATGAAGAATGATTATTGATGCTGATAAGATTCCGGCTGGTATGAGTGTGCTCAGTGATTACCTCAATGATGGAGTGGTGGGGGTGAAATTTACCAAGTTGGATGGTACAGAGCGTGTCATGAACTGTACGCAATGCAGCACGTTGATCCCGAAAGAACACTTACCAACGAGGGAAGTTAAGACGCTTGCTGAATCCGATGTCGATTCGAAAGCTGTTCACCATCCAGCTTCCGACCTCCTTGTTGTGTTTGATACTGACGCGGGGGGTTGGAGGAGTTTTCACTATACACAGGTAAAATCTATTAGTGTGTATGGATCAGGTGGGTTTCAAATCAAACAGTAAAGTTCCTTAACTCCAAAGTAGGGATAGCTTTAACCGAAGAAGTGTGTTAGAGTGCGGAACAATGTGTTCTCACTTTTAACATCATGGAGGTTTTATTATGTTTAGGAAGTTGACAGTCTCGGTCCTCTCAGTCCTCATGTTACTTGTATCCCTCGGATGCAGTACGACAGGTTTCCTGCCAATAGAGGATTCCCCTCGCGGTTATTCCTCAGATCAGACTTTGGGTCTGCGGGCCGGAGTTGACACTGGTTCACTCTCTCCCACCGAACGCTATTCGTGGTTGGAAGTGTGTGATAAGGTTGTTTCCCCCGTTTTGAAGTTCTGGACCTCTGTTGAGTATCGCAATTGCGAACCCAATGTTCCCCTCACACAGGTTGCTCAAAAAACAACTACTACGGGATATGTTGCCGGAATTGTCGGTCCAGTTATTTCAACTGGTATGACAGCGGCGGCTATTGCTTATGCGGGACATGAGATTGGTCAAGGTATCGGTCGTTCAGGTTCAACAGAAACCAACAACGTGAACAATGGGAACAGCAACAGCAATTCTGCTAGACAAGGACAGGGACAACTTCAGGGTCAGGGACAAGTTCAGGGGCAAAAGCAGGGGCAGATTGCTCAGGGTGGTAGTGCTGACGCAAGAGCAACAGGTGGACAGGGCGGAGTCGGAAATGGTGGACAGGGCGGAGTCGGAAATGGTGGACAGGGCGGAGTCGGAAATGGTGGACATAATGGCAACAACGGTCATGATGGACATAATGGCAACAACGGTCATGATGGACATAATGGCAACAACGGTCATGATGGACATGACAACTAGGATATAAATGATTCCACTGATTGCCCTTGAGTGTGTGATTGTGATATCCTCGGCACATGCTTAGGGGCGTCAGTCATTTATGGAGTGCTCAAAATAATCTACAGGGGGTAATTATGTCAACTAAAGTGAAAGCGACAGTCAGACAGAAGCGTGAACAAGCCATCGACAGACAGAAGGCGTATGACAGTCTCACTCTCGTAAATAAACTCATGAAGCTGGAAAATATGCCGGGAGAATCGAAGCGCGAACGTGCGAGACTCATGAAACAAATTGAGGATGCGAAGAAAGCAAAATGACTCGGAAAGAAATTAGGGCAAAGCAATTGATGCCAACGGGGAGTGAATGCAGGGTAGGAAAGAGACAACGACCCAACAAGTCACGCGAAGAAATATTGAATCGGTATAATACAAGTATCAAGGGACGTGCTGCCGTAACAAAATACATGCAAACTGAACGGGGCAAGGAGAAATCATGAAGCCATTTTTGCATTCTCAAGTCAGTGTCCGTAAATTCGGAGGAAAGGTTGAGGACTATAATGAGATTCACAATTTCTTCGATAGTTCCAAATCCCATGTCCCTGATATGCGGCACAGAGCAATCCTTCATTCCTCATTTGGTATCTATTTGGCTGAACGTATATTTGGTATGCACATTACTAATTCTGATGGGAAGATCGTACAAGTTCGGGATGTTGGTGAGCAGCATGTGATAGATGATATGGGCAAGATTCCAACAGTCGCAGACTATTTGGATGGAATGCCGATGTACTCATGGCTCGGTGGACCCAAGATCACTAAGCGAACAATAAGGATGGTGGATTAACATGGCAAAACAAACTATCTACATCGTGAGCAAAATCGGATGGGAGTATAATGATGAGGTGTATTATCGTCCTGAATCGGAGGGTGGCACTCCTGTCAACGCATACAGCACAAGAGCGAAGGCGCAAGAGCAGTGTGATAAGCTGAATGCTCCATTGCTTGAGGGAAAACAATCTGACTACTATTTACGCGAGGCACAAGATGGTGAAGAAGGAGATGAGTATGGATGCGTGCCGATCACGGAGAATTATGAAGTCGTTGCAGTGCAGTTTGAAGAGTAATTCATGGCACTTATAGTCTTATCATTGGAGGAATATATGAGCAGCAAAGCACCGAAAGCAAAGAAGAAGATCATGGGGAAGCATTTTGATTCCTTCCACATTGCAGAGAAGGAATTGGACAAGAAGATCAAAACGGAAGGGAAAACCGCAGTCAAAGCGTTCTTCAAAGAATACTTTGAATTGAATCCATCCTCTCTGTGCTTGAGACAATCTTCGGAGACAATGCAAGAGTCGCAGTAACACGCTTTAACATTAAAACAGAGGAGTGTGAACATGAATAGCATATCAAAGCTTCTGTTAGTCGCAGCAACGATGCTCTGTCTTATCGTGGGATTCACGTATGCGTTCGCTGATGATACGATCAGAGAATGTCAGCAGAAGGATGGTTCTATTGTGTATACCAACAAAACGAAATTGGGATGCACAGACTTGATTCTTCCCGAACTTGCTGTCATTGCACATAACAAAGATTATGCTGCGAAACCTGCTATTCCATATACTTCTGTGCTACGAGAAGAACCACTAATTCATGATCCTGAATTGCACAGCACAGATTTCAAATTAGCAGAATCCAAAGAGCTTACCTCAGTATGTAAATTGTATCATCAATGGATTGCATTGCAGTTGCGTACTCATGGAGGATTTGAGCACAATTCTGTGGAGGATACGCAGCAACGATTCGGCTATACGACAATCTTTGGTTCAGGTTATCCACCTGCGGGATGCTGATATGAATTGGAAATGGCCTAATGGAAAGACTAAGTACGGACATGACAATGGATACTATCCTTGGTATAACATCATCCGTCGAGCACTCGCAATTCCCTTTATTTTTCTAGGAGTTGTGTGGGTATTTGTGTTCGTTGTCTTAGCAGCAGGATTGCAAGATGCGAAACGATTGCGGGGATGCCTTAAAATAGTCTTTGACAAATAGCAATGAGTGTGCGATACTCAGTCCATCATTGGAGGATATTATGTTGACTGCGAATGACCTTTTGAAATTGCTGAACGTCCTGCACCCCGGCTTTGGATATTCAAAGGACAAAGAGTTGCGTGCTTTACAAGTGAAACTCTCTATTATGCTCCAAGCAGCAAGAGAACGAGAAGGACAGACAGCATGATCGAATCCAATCTCAAGCATACAACATTCACATTTCCTGTGGGGGAAATGCAAGTC